CGGGAGGATGCCGGCAAGCATCAGATCGCCCCTTGCGGCAGCAATGAGATCGGTGATTTCACTGTCAAATGCCGTGTTGTTGATGCTGATGCGTAGGGCAGTTTTTACATCGTCAAGTATAAGCATTGTCATTCCCCCTTAATTAAGGGGGAGAGCTTGCGCCCTCCCTTTATGTGGTGGCCTTGTAAATCTTTACAAATGCTTCCGCAAGTGCAGGTTTGCCGTCGGCAACCGCTAAGCCGCGATAGGTAATCTTGCCGCTCTTGAATGCCGCTTCCCTTGAAACACTAATTTCAGGGGATTTCGCAAAGTTCATGTAGTAGTAGCTAAAATCGCCAAGCAGGATAGTATCATCGGGCATGTAGTCATCCACAATCACGGGATAGCCAAGGATTGAATTCCTGGCCGCATCCTGCGGGTTATAGGTGAATATCGGCTGCTTGTCGTCGGTCTTGATTTTCCTAATGCCACCGAACAGCATTTTGCGGTTCATGACGAATACCGCGTTATTGTGGTACAAAGTTGGAAGCAGCGCAAGACCATCAACAAGATTGTCATAGCCAATCGTGCTTGATGCCGTCCAAGTAGTTGAATTGGTGGTATCCCATGTGATGCCGGAAAGTATGCCGGTCGGCTCTCCTCCACCGTTGCCATTGAGTATGGCGTTCTCAATAGCAATAGCAAGCCGTCTGCCGATTTCGGACGCGATATATGCTTCAAATGCGTCAATCGTCATGGCTTCGGCTGCGGCTGAAATCTCAACCAGCTTGATCAGCTCATATCCTGCAAGCTGCACATTTACAACCGTATCGTCGGTGGGTGTTCCATCGTTACCCTCTGCTGTCTTCCACGCGGCTGTGGTCTTCGCGTTCGCCACAACAATGGAAAGATTTCCAGGTACATAGGACACTGTTATCCTCGGGAACAATGCACTGGTTTGGCGCAGCTTGTCAATGATTCTATTTAGTGTGGTAGTTGGCACTGCTGCACCTGCGCTGCCGGCTGCTGTGGTCAATGCCCTCTTTTCAACTTCATTCAATTCTTTTCCTTGCAACCTTTTCAGATATGCACTTCTGTATTCAGGGGTATCGAGTATCGTATCGGTGGTGAACTCCTTCTTCCTTTCCTCCGGCTTCGGGAGAAAATCGTCGATTACCGTTCCTGCGCCGGCAGTAATGTCACTGATAATTTTCTTCCTCTTTTCAGCCTGGTCAAGCAGCTTTTTTCTTTCCTCGGTGAGCTCCTTGACCTCTTTCTCCAGCGCGTCTATGTCAGCGCCGTCCTTTTCAAGCTCCACCTTTATCTCAGCGAGCCTCTTTTCGATTTCTTGCAATCTCATATCTCATACCTCCACATCAATTAGTAATTTTAATATCCTTTTTCTCCGCTCTAACGCCTCCCGTCTCTCGGCTTCAATCACTCCGTCGAGCCAAGAACGAGCGGATATTTCAGTGTCGCTGTTTGCCGGTATGGAAACAGCGGACACATCATAAACCTTTTTAATCTTGGTGATTGTCCTGGTCCTGGTTTCCCGGTTATATTTGTCTTCAGCAACTGTGAACGCCCAGGACATCTTTGTGATGAGCCCGTTGCGGATTTCCTCATAGAGCTCTTTCGCGGCCTGAGACTTCGATAAGTCCGCATAAATAAAGAGCCCTTCGTCGTTGGGCTCCAATCCGAGTGTGCCATTTGAGATTCTTGCAAGGACCTTCCCGTGGTGGTCATATTGCATGATCACGTCCGAGAGATCCGCGCCGTCCAGGGCGTGCCTGTCGATTTGCTCATAGTATTTTACGCCATCGAATTCATATAGCGGATATGGCTTGTTGAAGGTTGTAGCAAATCCTTCAACATAATACTCACTGTCAATTCTCTTCTCCGATGTCGGCAGCTGAAACGGCAGGATCACCGCCCTGTATTCCCTGTCCGTCGGTTTGAACGGCATCATCTTCACCTCCAGTTAATCCTTGCGCTTCATTTAGCCTACTAACTTCCGCGTATTCTTTCCGGATGTAATACTTGTCCCCGCCTTCTATTGGCACCATGTTAAATATCTCGCGGCCCTCGTTATGGGTGAGCATGCCGCGGTCGAAAAGCTGGACCACGATATCCAGCTTACTTTTGTTGCTGGCATACTGGAGCCGGTTGGCTGTGAAAATAATCTGATTGCCGAAAGCGATTTCCCGCTCCGTAAAGGTCATATTCGACATTACAAGGCTAAGCTGTATTGCAAACGGCTCAATCTTGCCTTCATAGAAGGCGTTCCATTCATCCTCGTTAAAACTGTTCTGCAAGATTTTTTCATTGACCCCGAAGTAGCTGAAAACATTGTTTTTGATATGCTCAACCTGGCTGGAATCGACGATAAACGGCCGGCTCACAATTTGCTTGACATCAGCATATTTGTTATCAAATATCAGTACACCGCTGTTATTCTCGGCCGACAGGTTTTCCTCTGTGAATCTTTTGCGCTCAGCTGCTATATCCGAAGGCTTAAACAAGCCGGTCAGTTTTGCCAAGAACCTGATGTTTGCCGAGTTTTTCACACCCTCTATAATACCCTGATTCTGCGTATGCATCAGTTGCATGGTCGGATAGAGAGCCGCGTTGTTCTCGCCGAAGAAATCGTTTCTGTACTGAAACAGTGTCATGATGCCAACCCGGTTGAATTCAATAGCGGCCTTCTGTCCGGAACTAAAGGTGTATCTGAGCCATGGCTGACCCTGGTACTCCACTACCTCGCACATCGACGGCAGGATCGGATAGTACCCCGTGATATACTCGCCTGTTTCATCGGTGATTGGAACGATAAACGCGGTATTCTGTACGTGCAGGATAGTGGCAAGCCGGTAAAGAAATTTTGTCGTGTCCATAAAACTGTTTGGCTTGAATTGCAGTCTTCTGCCAAGTTCCTTATAAGCCGTGCCCTTGACTTCCGGCTTCAGCTTCGAGCACTGGGTCGCAATTGCATGTATAGCTGCCCTGGTGAGTTCCATTTCATAGACGCCGCCCTCATATGTCGTGAAGATAGGAGTATACCCTGAAAGCATTTTGAAGTATCCCCGCACTTGCTCCATTGACGGCCGCTTGAATATCTTCTCAAAAAGTCCCATTATCTCACCTGCCTTTATATGATGTTGAGGTAGTCCTGGTAGTTATTGAATAGCACCGTGTATGCTATTAATAAAGAAACAGCGCCGTCTATGCGCTGTCTGCTGTTTTTGCCCTTGATAGGCCGAATATTGTCATTTTCATCACGCTTTACATTGGTATTCGTCAAATTCCACTTCAGCACGGGATTATTTCCATAGTTAATTCTCTTGGCACATAGATCCGCTCCCATTTCCTTCATGGGCTGGCTCAGTGTCTTTGCGCCCTGCCGGACTTCAATCATGGTGAAGCCCATGCCTTTCATTTCCTCGATCCAGTATTGTGAATTCCATGGATCATACCCTATCCAGAAAGGTATGATGCCGTATTCCTGGTACATTTTCATGAACCATGCAGTCACGTCTGAATAATTGACCTTGTTGCCAGGACAGAGTGTCAATAGGCCACGCACGGCCCATTTGTCATATGGAATTTTATCTTCTTTCACCCTTTGTTCAACAAGGCCCTCCGGTAGGAAATATTGCTGTATAACATACTTTTTCTCGCAGCCTGGCTTCATCATGAGCAACGTTGCGCAAGTCAGGTCTGTAGTACTTGATAAATCCGCTCCACCTATTGCATAGCAGCCACGGAAATCTTCAATGTCGAAGGTTTCTTCGTTGTTTATTTGGTCGAATGTGAGCCATGTTCCAGCCACGGTATCTCGAACATTGAAATCCTTGGTCAGTACCGTTGGTAAAAAATCGGGGTCGTTCTTCGCCCTCTCGACATTGGCCGCTAGTTCCTCGTATGACTTAATCGTTCCCAATCCAGGGTTAGCTTTTTCCCAAGCACGAAAATCGGTCCATTCGGACCGGTCATCAAGCTCATATATGAATGCAAGGAAACGCTCATCTTCGACAATGCCATCGAGAACATTGCAGGCATAAGTATATATGCTATCAAAAATACATTCCCGCACAAATCCTGCTGTTGTAATCATATCAAGTATTGGTTGTTCTCTGGCTGTCATGGCTTGTTTTATAACATCATACAGATTTCTGTCTTTTATGGCATGTAATTCATCCATGATGCCATAATGTACATTAAGTCCGTCCAAGCTGTTTGAATCCGATGCCAACGGTTCAAACTTTGAAAATGTAACAGGAAAATACAGGTCAGACTTACGTTTCTTCACATGTTTACTGAGTGCCGGTGATTGAGCGACCATATTCACTGCTTCTGAGAACACAATACGTGCCTGGTCCTTCTTTGTCAATTTGTTATCGTATCGGCTTTTTATCCGATACCTCTGGAGGTTTCCCTCATCGCCTTTCAGGCTACGGCTGGTCAATTCCAACCCAGTTCGGCGTACATTTTCAACCAATAAAAAAACAACCTTTATTGGTTGCTGGGCACTCTTGGAGGGATTATATTTATTCACCCTCTACGCTCTACGGTGTCTCATAGCCTTTCGCAATCTATGAGATTACCTCGGTATTAGCATGCTTAATATTAAGTTTAGC